AGGCGCAAGGACATCAACACAAAGAAGCAATCGAACACACCCCCGTTCAATCTGCCGACGACGAGCAACCGATTATCTCGGAAGCATACGTGCCGTCTACGGATGAGGCGAGGCGACAAGTGGAAGAGGCCCTCGAACGTTATCGAGCGCGATCCATTGGGTTCAGGCTGAGAAAAAGAAACGATTAGTGAAAGGTTTATTGGTAATGAATACCGATGAAAAATTCGCAAGAGCAGACGTACTTCGGGGATTAGCCGAAGAAGCGTTAGCTCTGGGCAATGTCGAGAAGGCTGAGAGCTTTACCGACGAAATGGAAGGTCTGCAAAGTGAAGCAGAGAAAGAGTCAAACCTAACGGAGAGACTCGCGAAAGCTCACGAAGCAACCATGAAACCAGTTAATGAAGTTCCAGTCGCGTCAGCAGATGTGGCCGAGGACTCCAAGAACTACAAGCGCGGTGATGGTACATACCAAAACCACGTCGACGCGAACTACAAGCCAGCAGGTTTTCAAAAAAACATGCCGGCTATGGCTCAAATCTCTTGGGTTCGAGACAAGATGGGCGCGAACCTCAAAGCTGAGGCCGCATTCCAGACTGAAACTTGGCTGAAGTGGTTCACTTCAAAATCACAGGACGGGTTCTTTCGTAGCGCCTCTGCTGATGAAACCAAAGCGATGGAAGAATCGAATGATGCTGAGGGCGGGTACTTTGTGCCGGAAGAGTTCATTAACTCAACCTATGTAATCCCAGAGGCGACCGGCGGTCAGCTTCGGGATTCTTGTACGGTGTTGCGAGTGAATTCGAAAGATGGTTACGTTCCAACGCTAGATAGCGTGGTAATGGACTATTTGAGTGAGGAAGCAGCATATACGGGTGTTGAACAAACGCCTGTGGTGGGACAAGTCGCATTCGGCGTTTTGAAGATCGCGGGACTTACCCGTGTATCTGATGAACTGCTCGCGGACTCAGTGCCGAACTTGCCGGCGCTACTCTCGCAAATCTTCACGTCTGCCAACGGCAGATTCCAGGATAAGGAAATTCTGGCTGGTAACGGAACGAATCGTTACAACGGAATCGTCAACGGCGTTGACGCTGCGGGCGCTTCAGTGACTTATTCGACTTTAGCAAATGCAACTTCTGTCGTGGCTGCTGATATTCCTACGGCCTATTTCTCAGTACCGCAACAACAGAGAGGTGTTGAAGGGTTTAGATGGGTATTCCCATCAGCAATCTCGGCGCTTATAACTGGTGTCGGCTCGACTGCGGCTGGTGTTCACGCAATAGATTCGCTAGTGAACGCGCCAGATGCGTTCCTAATGGGTCGCCAAGTTCTCAACGTCGATGTAGCAGGTCAGCCTTTCGGCACGACGATTACATCAACCGAGAAAATCGGTCTTGCCGGAAATATGTCGGCATATTACGTGTTCGAAAGAGCCGGAATGAGTATTCGCCGGAACGACACTCTGTATATGGGTAATGGACAAGTGGGATTCTTTGCCACTTCAAGAAGTGATGGTCGTATGGCCACTGCTGAAGCGTTCAAGATCCTACGTGCTGCGTAGTTAGGTAATCAAAACCGTTTCTGGGGAGACGGTAGAGATTAAGAGTCGAGGGATTGATTCAGTTCGAGCCAATCCCTCGACTTACAAAATAAAAGGAGAGATTATGCCAAAAGTAATTTGTTTAGAGCCACTCGGAATCGAGGGTGGCGACACATACAACTCGGGCGAGGAATATGAAGTGTCAGCCGCGATTTTGAAGGAATACGGCTGGGCGTTCAGTAAACCAGCTGCTAAGTCCAAAAAAGACGCAAGCGAAGTCGACGAAAATAAGTAGGTAATAATGCCGACGATTTATCACACATACGCGAACGTTGGAAACCTGCGAGACTTTCTCGCCGGCACTTCCTATTCGTCAAACTGGACAGCCGATACGGTGACTCTAAGACGGATACTGCAATCAGCGTCGAGGCGTATGGATAGTTACGTTGGCGGCGGATTGCTCACGAGCTTTGGCCCGTACAGTGAGACTCGATATTACGACATCGGCAAAGGTAGTTATCTTCGGAACGATCCCAGACTAGAGCTTCCGGTGGACACTCTGACCCCGAGCGAAAAGGTGATCAACACTTTGCCGCTTGGCTCGTGGTGTTCCAGTATCACAAGTGTTACTTCATACAGTGGCACTGACAGGACATCGAACGAAACTTGGACAGAAGGATATGCGAACGATTACTTCTTAGAGCCATATTCCACAGATCCGAAATTGTTTCTGAAAATCAACGAAGATTCTTCGGTGTCATTTAATGCCGGTCAGCAGACACTCGCTATCGCTGCGACTTGGGGTTGGCAGAATACGACTAAGACCGCTACAACGATTAACGCGAATATCACGTCGACAACTGCAACGACGCTCACAGTGACAGCGGCAACCGACTTATCCGAGGGAAATACCATTCTTATCGATACGGAACAAATGTACGTCGAGTCCATTTCGTCTTCGACCCTGACAGTCATTCGCGGCGTTCACGGTACAACCGCAGCTACTCACACGAGCGGGGCAGATCTCAAAGTCTACACGTACCCAGAAGACGTAACGCAGGTCTGCCTCGATATGGGCCACGTTATCTATCGGGATCGGGACATTGGATTTAATGACCGCGTCGCGAATGCACCAGAAGAAGACATTAAGAACGCGCTCAGAAACCTCGACCCATACGCGGCACATTCCCAGACTTCAGGAGCGATTTTCTAATGTCTAACGTCACGTTCAAAGTCGAAGGCCCATTGTTCAAAGAAGAAACGATCAAGATGGGAGCGAAACAGGCGCTGAACGATATTGGACTGCTCGGAGTCGGTTTGGTGCAAAAAGAACTCGTGCCGAATCACGGTTTCTTGACTGGAAATCTCTATCGGAGTATTTCATTCGCGTTGCAGGGTGACGATCAAGTGACCATAGATTCCGGCAAGTCAAAGTTCGGAACAAACGTGGTTTATGCCGACTACATCGAACGTGGCGCAGGAACCCGAGGCGGCGGGAATTATCGAATGTTTGAAACAGCTTTCAAAGAAATCACGAGTGGAAACACAATGGGTGAACTCACCGAAAAGGTGATCGCGCGAGAACTTGAGGGGAATCGATTGCGAGGACTTGGGCTATGACACGAGCCGGCGTTCTATCGACAGTTGATTCATTAATCAGCGGAGTCACGACCCCGACGTTCGTTGCGGTGTATCAGGGCGAGCCGTTGCAAGTGCCAACAACTCCGATAGCGGCGTTCTGGATTAGTTCCCAGACTGAAGATTTTCAGACTCTGGGCGATGCCAGTACCACACTTGAATTGACTATCCGAGCATATTGGCGACAACAGTTGTCACCGAACGTTCGCGAATCAATCGAACTCGAAATCTACGACGCGATCGTAGGTATTAAAACAGCACTCAGGGGCGATGCCAATTTGTCTGGGAATTGTACCGATTCAAATCCAGGCACTGCCACTGTCGGAATCGATGTCGTTGGCGGGAGTCCGTTTCGTTCTCTCACGATTCCATTTTTTGTTGATGTATATGGAGAGGAACCGATCACACCATGAGTCCAAAAAGAAGAACCGACAACGGCCAGTTCGTAGACGCGGGAAAGTATCGCGCGTTAGTAGGAATCAGCGTTGGTGACACCGATTACGAAGCGGATAAGAACTGGGACTTCAAAGATGTTCCGGCCAAAACGATTAAGCAGCTAATCAAGGACGGCTTGATTGCCGAAGTTGACGAGAACGGAGATTTGAAGAATGGCGAAAACTAGTGGACTCGGAGTCCGGCTTTATGTTGCCGGCTATGATCTGAATACCGACGTAAACGCTATCAGTGGAATCGGTTCATCTCAGGAACTTCTCGACGTAACGTCACTCAGCAAATCAGCTATGGAACGAATCATCGGTGTTGGTGATGCGAACGTGAGCGTGAATGGATTCTTCGACAACGCGGCAGGGCGTTCTCATGCGGCTTGGACGAGCAATTCAAACAAAATACCAACTGCGAACCAAAATGTGATCCTCACAATGGGTACGAGTCGAGGCGATGCAGCATGTGGATTCGTTGCTAAGCAAGGAACGTACAATGTCGATCGCTCTCCTGGTAATGCCATCGCAACAACGGTGTCATATGACCTCGCCGATGGGAATGGCTTGAACTGGGGCGTAGTCCTTACCGACGGGCCAGAACAAACCGACTCATCAGCTACAAATTCAACCGCAGTCGATAACGGTGCTTCGTCGAGTGGTGGCGGGACCGGAATCATTTCAGTCGAATCGCTGGCTTCAGGGACGGCGACGATCAAGGTGCAGCATTCGTCGGATAATTTGACGTTTGCAGATTTGCTGACGTTCACGAACGTCACTGGTCGCACCAGTGAGCGTGTCAGTGGTGGCACGACAGTTAATAGGTATGTACGAATTCAAAGTTCAACGTCTTCGGCGTTCTCGAACCTTGTATTCGTCGCACAATTCGCAAGGTTATAACCCAGATCTTCTGGGAGAAATGGAGTATGGAAAATGGCTAAACAATCAGGACTCGGAGACTATGTCGCCGTGGATGATTCGTCAGGTTCGGCCCGTGATATCTCGAACGATGTCACGTCAGCAACGTTCGACAACGGACAAGAGCTACAGATCGTAACCGGTATTGATAAGAGCGCTCAGGAGCGTTTGATTCTACTCGGTGACGGAAGTGTGACTCTCAACGGAGTATTCAACGCGGCATCAAACAAGAGTCACGACGTATTCAAAGTAAAGTCAGGCACTCGAACGGTGACTTACTGCGTAGGCGGGAATTCCTCATCGAACCCAAAACTCGAAATGGAAATGTTAGTCGGTGAATACAACCTCGATAGGGCAAGTGACGGATCGCTAACTTGGACAGCGACTCTAGCGCTTCAGTCCGGAACCGTTCCAACTTGGTCGACTGTCTAATGGGGTTCGTAATACCAGTCAAAGAAATCGTCCTCGAATTCGAGGGTGAATATGAGGCGGCGCATGTAGTGTGTCGAGGCTCAGTCCCGATATCAACGTTTTTGACGTTTCAGAATATCGAAGACGATCTCGAAACTGGGTTTCGAAACTTTGCAGACAACGTTTTGATCCGTTGGGACTTAGAAGATGAGCAAGGAGAAATTCCGGCTAATGGCGATGGGATGATGAGACTTCCACCAGACCTCGCCACCGTCATTCTCAGTTCATGGAGTGAGGCGACTGCAAACCCTCAGAACGGCTCCGAGCCGGAATCGCTAAATGGATCCACGTCGGTGGAGCAACCGACGCTACAGGCGATCTAGTTCGTGAGCCGATTGAGTTATTGGAAGCAAAAATGATCGACAACTTATGCCGACGTTATTCGTGTTTACCGAGTCAGATTCTCGCAGAGGATGTTTCGGTGTTGCGATTAGTGGCGACTGTGATGGAAGGCGAAACTGATGGCGGGAGCTAACGTCGCGCAGATCCTCGTTAAGGCGAACACCGCCCAAGCCCAAAAGGGCATCAAAGGTCTGACAGACCGCATGGGCGGTCTTAAGGGCGCTGCTCTCGGTGTCGGTATCGCAGCGGGCGCGGCAGCAGTGGGCGGCATTGCGGCATTCGCTAAGAGTTCGATCAGTGCGTTCGCTCAAGCTGGAGACGAAGTACAGAAACTCTCATTGAGAGTGGGCTTTTCCACCACGTCATTGTCCGAACTTAAACACGCAGCCGAATTATCTGGAACCTCACTCGGTTCGTTAGAAAACGGTGTGAAGCGAATGCAACGGACGATCCTTGATGCTGAAAACGGATTGTCTACCGCGACTGATGCGTTCGAAATGCTCGGAATCGAAATGGCCGACGTAGAAGGCAAAACACCGGAAGAACAATTCACTTTAATGTCTAATGCTTTAGCTGATGTCGAAGACGCTTCAAGGCGCTCGGCACTTGCTCAGCAAGTATTCGGAAAAGCCGGAACGCAATTACTCCCAATGCTCGCAGCCGGTAAAGACGGACTCGCAGCGATGCGACAGGAAGCGCACGATCTGGGAATGGTATTCGACCAAGAAGCGGCAGATTCAGCAGCAGAATATCAGGACTCACTCACCAAATTATCTGGCGCGTTCAACGGGATCAAATTCGCAGTCGGAAAAGCGCTGATACCGGTACTGATTCCGTTAATAGAAAAGCTGACCCAGATCGCGACATTGTCTCAAAAGTACGTCGGACCGGTGATGAAAGTGATCGCGAATATATTCAAAGTCCTAGCGTTCAATGTCAAAGTGAATATCGCCATCGTCAAGGGTCTTTGGAAT